CTAGCCCGCGGCGGGGGCCTGTGCCTCCCGGCGCAGCTGCTCCCCTTCCGCCTGGGTCAGCCGCCCAGCCTGGACCAGCGCGTCAATGCGGGCATCGTCCCAGAGCCGCGGGTAGTATTTTCGGGCCAGCTCGTACACGCTCATAGCTCCACCCCCGTCATAGCAGCCAAAAAGTCCACGTCCGCCCGCAGCCGTTCCGCCTCTGTGGGTTCCGGCTCCGGCTGAGGCGGGAGGGAGGATTTCCACGCCTCCCAGGCCTCGGCGTTCGGTGCCACTGTCACTGCACTGCCCTCTGTGTCAGGATCCGGCTCCCCGGTGATGACCACAAAGCCGTTGTGCTGTACCAGCATATCCGACTGCTCATCTGTCAGCGGGATCGCACTGTCAAAGGGCGTGGACTGCGGAGGACTGTATGCTCCCGAGTCATTTGGGATAGGGTCGATATACCACAACATTTCGCTTTCCTCCTTTATCCTATTGCTACCCAGTAATATACGGATCCACTGCTATTCAGCTGAGACCCAGAACGGTCTTTGTCGTAAGAAAAATACCAATAAAATGTCTTTCCATCTTTAGATTTTTTCCCGTATGAGTATCTAGCTTCATCGTTGATATATCCTAGCTCGTAGAAACCATTTCCTGATTGAAATGATTCAGTAAGGGTGTCTGCTACCATGACTGCATTACTTGCCTTTTGACTTGAATAAATAGGACCATATACACCTGAGGCTGAGTTAAAGTACTGCACTACAAAAACAACTTTTGGGGTAAACGAGAAAGTTAGTTTGTTCGGGCTGCTCTCGCCCCACGTCCCTGTTCCTACATAAGACCCAGTCGCAATGCGGCACCCCTTCGCTACCGCCTGGGCGATCAGCTGATCCGAGCTCAGCCCGCCCACCGTGGCCGCATTGCCTCCGTTGGCCGGGAGCGAGGCCGGGAAGTCGGTGATCTGCGCTTTTGAGTGCGTGTGGCTCTTCGCGGCGTACAGCGGATCAAAATACCCCTTCAGCGCCGCCTTGATCCGGCTCCACAATACCCGCTTAGTGGCATTCCCCGCCGCGCTGTCCGTGACCAGCACCCCGTCGCCATCCACCGGCGGGTCCTTCAGCTCCGCCTTAGCCAGCGTCTGGGAGACGTCCATCTCCGGCAGCTGCTCCTCCGGAATCTGACCGCCATTGTCCAGCACCGCAATTTGAATGTTGACCCCTTCCGGTCCCCCAATAAACAGCTCTTTGGTATCTGTGGTCAGCCCGTATTCTCCCAGGGCTAGGACCGGCAATGTGGCCCTGGAACCCCGCTTCACTTGGATTGTAACCGCCATATGCGTATCACTCCTTATTAGAAAGTCCCTCCGTCTACAGTTTCGACGCTCATTGTGCCGTCAACGCCAATGGAGACGTTTCCGCCGCCCTTGACGTGCCCCAGCTGGGTGGCGGATGCGGTCTGTTTGGTGTGGCTGGACGGGGCCGCGCCCACGTCCGCCGCCGTGGTCCCGTGGGGGTTGCCTTTGGTGATCTGGCTGTGGTCATAGGCCGCCTTTCCACGGTCGCCTCGGTATGCCGTGCTCTCCGTCTCGCCCAGGGCCAGAGACGCGCTGATCTCCACGTACTGGCTGCCACTCCAGCGGTAGGTCAGGTTGGTGTCCTTGGCAATGTAGATCTTCCCGTCCTCGCCGGTCTCAGGGAAGGCTCTCTGGCTGTCATACTCCACCACGTCGTCCACATAGCTGGGAAGCTGTGCCGCAGGCACCTTGCCGCTGGAATCCAACTCCGCCACACCGTTGGCCTGGCCCTTCTGGCTGGCCGGGATGGCCTCCACATCATCGGCCGTCAGAGTGACAGCGGCGGACAGGGGCTTGCCGTTAATGGTGGTGCTCACGGGCACATAGGTCCCAGACAGGTCAGGCAACAGGGCGGCCAACAGCTTCCCGTCCGCCTGCACCACGGGCACGTTGCCCTGCTGTGTTCCGGTGTTTGCGGTGGACGCCGTGCCCAGGCCCGTCACCTTGGTGCTGGGGATATTGGGCAGATCGGACACCTCGATGGTCTGCCCGGCGGTCACCCGGCCCTTCTGGTCCACGGTCACCTTGGTGTAGGTGCCGGGCGTCAGGGCGGTGATGTTGGCAAGGGCCAGCACCAGCTCCACGTTCTGTGTTCCGTCAAACTGTACCGCAGGGGCGCTGACATCGCCGGAGACAGAGAACGCACGTGGGGTGGACAGCTTTGCCGCCGTGTCGGCGGTGCCGCCCTTGGGATTGATGTGGACGTTCCCGGAGGTGGCGCCGATGTACACGTTACCGGTGTCCAGGGCCACCGCCAGCTCGCCTTGGGCCAGTACCAGGTTGGTGACTGCTTCCTGTAAGCCTCTCTTGATCTGAATAACTGCCATTCTGATTCTCTCCTTTTCTTTATTGTCCGGCGTTGCCGTCAATGACTAGATTCTGGTGGGCCAGAGGATTCGCCATGTGCTCCTCCAGGCTCTCGGAGGTGTCAACGGCTTCCACGTTGTTCCCATCTACCAGCAGATTGGCGTGGGCAGTGGCCGTGGCGTTGTGCGCCTCCACCGGGTCCGTGTCCCACACGCCGCAGTCGATGTCCTGGACCAGCTTTCCGTTTTCGTCCAGGGTGGCCCGCTGTTTCAGTTCCCGGTCGATCACGTCCATGTTCCCGTTTAGGACGTCCACCCGGACATTGTCGCTGTCCCCCGGTTTTTTCAGTTTGTAGTTTGTCGTTTCTGTCATACGATCTCCCCCTCCAATGCCTGGCCCCAGGTGTGCTGTGCCATCTCCCCCCAGGTCCTGTCCGCCAGTTCGCCCCAGGTGCGGTACCGGAACTCATACCGCAGGGCCAGATGGGCCGGTATGGTCATTTCCAGCGCGGATTTGAGCCCATCCAGATCCTCCGGGATGCCCAACTCCCCCACGAAGGTCACCGTGATGGTGCTGCCGTCGAACCCCACATCCACCACGCCGTTTCGCCAGGCGTCCGCCACCGCCTGGATCTGGGCCAGGGTCACCGGCCCGCCGCTGCGCCACTTGGCGATGACGGCGGAGCGCCGGTCCTCCAGCGAGGCCCCCGGCCTGGGGCTCAGTCCCGCCAGCCGCTCCTCCACCGGGAGCTGCCAGGTGAGCTCTGACAGGCGGATCTGCACCGGCAGCTCTGCCGTCTCCCGGCCCAACTCTTCCAGGAGGATCTGTACCGCCCCGCACAGGGCCAGGATCCACGGGTCGGTACGGTACGCCGTGGGCAGGTTACGGAGCATACCGCACCACCACCTCTCCCAGCACTGCGGCCTGTTTGGAGGCAGCCCGGATGTTCACCGTCCCACCGTTGACCGTCAGGCCGGTGTAGTCCTCCACCCCAGGCGCCTCCAGGATAGCCGCGCCGATCCGGGCAAAACTGGCCTCATAGGCGTGGTCTGAGGCCAGCACCGGCCGATAGGCCTCCAGGGCGATTTCCGTCAGATAGGCGCCCACACGGTCCCGGATGGCCTGGGTCACCGTGCCCTGGGCCGTCTCCGCGTCCTTGGTGACCTGCATGGAGAGGTTGACCTTGACCTCACCCGGGGCCGCCGCATAGCACTTGGCCCCGATGGGAGCCTCCCCCTCCCCCAGGCCCCGGCTCCCCGGGTCGATGTGGGTCTGGACCTGCTCCACCAGCTCCCGGCTGGCGGGCTTCCCGAACTGGTCGATGAGCACTACCCCAACCGTGTTGGCCCCCTTCTCCAGGGGGTAGACCTGTACGCCTCCCACCCCGGGCACCTCCATGGCCCAGGTGAGATAGTGGTACTGGTTCCCGCTGGTGGGCGGGGTGCGCAGCCGCACCAGGAACCTGGCATAATAGGCCTCGTCCGTCTCCGCCTCATAGCCCTCCGACATGGGGGCCTCGTTGACGGCGGACACGATCCCCGCCACCTGGACGGGCATCAGGGTCACCGCCCGGGCGGGCAAATTCCCCGCCGCCCCCGGCGTCACGCACTGCACCGGGACCTTTGCCGTCCCTGCCGCCTCCACCTGGGCCGTGGCCGCATACTGAATGCCGCCATGGCTCTCAAACAGGGTCCCGGCGGGCACCGTCCCCGTCCCGATCACCGTCACCTCGCCCCGGGCGAAGGTGGCCGCGGTCCGCTCCAGCCCAGTCCTGGGCACGATGTACCGGTCCAGGTCCTCTCCCGTCAGGTTGGCCGGGTCCAGCTTCCGTTTTGCCTCCTCCAGGTCCAGGCTCACCTGGGCCGTGGGGATGGCGGCCCCCGCCAGCCAGTCGTATGTGGGGTATCCGATGGTCTTTTGATAGCTGTCCGGCACCGCCGCCAGCATCTGGGCCAGGATCTCATCCCCTCTGGACATCCACACTCACCTCCACGCTCTCTCCGGTGTGCAGTACCGCCGTGAACTCCACCACGCAGGTCCGCCGGTTCCTGGACAGGCGCAGCTCCCGGATCTCCCGCACCGCCGGGTTATAGCTGGCCGTCTCCCGCACACCTCGTTCCAATTCTGCCGCCGCCAGTCCCTGGGGCAGCTTCCCGCCGATCAGGTCCCGTGGCACGCCGTATTTTTTCGCCTCCTGGGTGCGGTAGATGGGGATGCGGTCGATCTGCTGCCGCAGGGCCAGCTCGAACCACTGCTTCACCGCCTCCACGCCGCTGCGCTCCAGCAGAGCCCCGTCCCGCAGCAGGAACCGCCCCCTGTCTGCGTCAAATGCCGGAACTCTGCCCACCGTCTCCGCCGCCTGGGCGGGGATGGCCAGAGGCAGTTCTGGATAAATACTCGTCATGGCTCCTCCAATCTCCCCAATATCACCAGGGTTTTCCCCATCCACAGGCAGGCCACCCGGTCGCCCACCTGCCAGGGCAGGCGCTGGATGGTGTGCTCCGTCACCGTGTAGCCCGGCGCACCCTCCACCACCGCCAGGGCGGCGGGGGGCGCCATCACCTCCCCGTCCAGCAGGGAGATGGTCAGGGGCGCGGTGGAGACCACCTTCCCCTCCAGCCCGGGCGGCCCCTGTTTTTGGGGGCGCATAGCCCGGGCCAGTTCATAGTCCCATGACATCTCGCTCCGCCTCCTATCCAGCCTCGATCACGTCTGCGTTTCCGGCGGCCCGGCCCGCTGCCGGGTCCCGGACGGTCACGCTCATGGTGTGTGACGGCCCATAGTGGTGGACCACCTCCGTCACCCGCAGGTCTCCGGCCACTCCGAACGTGTTGGGGGCAAACCGCAGCAGGACGCCGCTCTCCACCTCGTCCGTCCCCCACAGTTCCTCCACCGTCCGCTCCTGGGTCAGCCGGTCCCCCTGATCCAGCAGGGTCCGGATGCGCTGCCTGGCCTGGGCGGGGTCCTCGTCCCCGCTCAGCCGCTCCACCGCCTGCAATAGCCCATACCGGGCCACGCTCTGGGGGTTGTAGCCCCGGCCCAGTTCCTGCACTTTGTCCCCCCGGCCTCCCGTGAGGACCACCGAGTTGACCAGCGCCTCCATGCTGTCCCGGCCGGAGACCGGCCCCTTGGCGGTGGTGATGTCGAAGGGGGCCAGGTTGGCCGCCGGTTTGTGCCAGGCCGTGATGGCCTGGGTGGGCAATTCTGTGATGTTCAGCGCCCCGCACCGCACCCGGCGCTTGTACTGCTTCCCGGTCTCCGCGGAGCAAACCGCCAGGATGTCCTGAAGGATGGTCTCCGGGGTATCCCCCGTCCAAACCTCCGTGATCCGGGTGGGCAGGCTGGGGAGGTCCCCCGCCCGGATGCCCGCCTTGGCGCACATCCTCCGGATGGCGTCGTCCGCTGCGGCGTTGGCCGCCTGGAATACAATTTCGCTTTTCGTGAGGTACCAGCCCTGGTCGTTGGCGGTGACGCTGCCGTCCAGCCCCACCGACAGCACCACCCCGGCAAACAGCTCCGTCCCGTGGTTGACCACCCTCAGCTGGTCCCCCGGCCGGATGCCCGGCCAGGTCATGTATTTGTCATAGCTGTCGTGGCGCAGGGCCTGAAACGTCAGCTCCACGCTCAGCGCCTCCAGCACGTCCCGGGCCTGGGGCTGGCGCACCCATCGGGTGATGTCCTCCGTCCCTCCTCCGGCCCGATAGAGGTAAAATCTGTGGTCGTCCACATAGTCCCGGCCCATCTCTGCCTCCTACAAAAACCGGTATTCCCGGAACGTCAGGGAATAGGCGATGTCCCCGTTCCGCTTTACCTTCCACTCAAACTCATCCACGCTACACGCCGCGTTGAACCGGCAGACGCCGCCTCCGTCCAGCAGGGTGAGGCGGAACGGGATCCGCCGCTCCTGGTTGCGCCGGATGAAATCCACATAGCGCCATCCGTCCTCCACCGCCTCCGGCGGCATATACAGGGGCCTGCGCCCCACCGGGAACACTCCGGACAGCGGGATGGACCATAGGCCCATGGGGCCCAGCGTGTTGAAATCTCCGCTGATCCCCTCATAAGTCCCGTTGCGCTGTGCCTGCTCCGGCCCGAAATCCGGCGGCACCGAGGGCCATACCATGACCTCCTCCAGGTTGTTCACGCTCAAAATCAGCTTGTACATACCCGCCTCCTCCGTTTTTTCTGAAAAATCCTTGACTTTTATACGTACGTATGTTATACTTAATACAACGAAAGGGGGTGGTTCAAATGAGTGCGAAAAAGAAAAAGCCCACCAAACGCTCCATCGACTGGCCGCAAACCTTAGTCGGAGCGCTGGTGGACTTGATCGTTGGGACGCTGCTTCTCCTGATTGCAAACATCATGGAGTAACCGCGTACCGGGGGCGGGGAAACCCGCCCCCCTCATAATAACGAATCCACCAAACGCTGTCAAGGAGGTCACAATGAAAGAATTTTTAACCGCACTTGGGTATCTGCTGATCGCCTTTGGGCTGGTCAAGCTGGTCCTTGCCCTGGTCCAGCGGCAAAGGAGCAAATAACATGGGGGAGACAAAATACAGCTCGCAAATCAAAAACCTGCGGAAAAACTATGTCCGCTTCCCTCTGGACCTCAAGCCGGAGATCCTGGACGCCTTCCGCGCGGCCTGCGCCGCCAATGGAACCACCCCCACCACCGAGATCAAGCGGTTCATTTCCGAATATATCGCCCACGAGGGGGAACCCGGTCCAACCTGATCTCCGCCTCCCTGCCGCCCCCAGCCGGGGGCGGCTTTTTTCAGCAGTTGGCCGCCGCGCGCAGCACCCGCTGGGCGATGATCCGCCCCATCTGGTCGGCAAAGGCCGCGTTGCCCACCACATTGCCCTGCACCGTCACGTTGACCGTGATGCTGGGGCCTCCGGCCATCCGCCGGGAGACGTCGTGGGGGATGATCCTGGTTCCGCTGGGCAGGTCCACGATCTCGCCGCCCCGCTCGTTGATCCGGGTCAGGCCTCCGGAGAAATAGGGGGTGCCCAGGGCGTGGCCCCGCAATTTGTCCATCACCCAGCCGCCGGCGGATTTTATCCCCTTGTAGATGCCGCCGATGATCGGGGTCGATTCAATGGCCCCATTCAGGCTGCTCAACTTGTCCCCGATCCAGGTAAAGAACCCGGCCACCCCCGCCTTGGCGGAGTCAAAGGCCTTAGCAATGGCCGTTCCTACGTCTGCGAAGAGCTCCTTGAGCCTGCCGCACATCTCCGCGGTGGCCGATTTGATGTTGTCCCAGTTTGCGATGACGACCGTAGATACCGCTGTGGCCACCGCCAACCAGGCCAAAATCGTTTTGGCCCCCGGGACCGCAGAGAGCAGAAGCATGGCCGTTTTTCCGAACTGATACAGGGTCTTGCCCTTTTCGACCAGGTCCGTGGCCAGCTTCACGGCCTTCACCGCCGCGAACGCGCCCGCCAGGCTGATAATCAGCGGCTTCGCCTTGTTTATCGTATTGCCCAGCCACTGAAATCCCCGGCTGGCCAGATCCAGCCCCCGGGCCAGCCCCTGATCCAGCTGCTCTCCCAGCCGGGACAGGGTCCCGTCCTGCTGCCACTGCTCCAGCTTTCCGGCCAGCTGGGCCACCGAGCCCTTCAGGCGCTCCATGGCCGACCCGGCCCGGATGCTGCCGTCATTGCTCATGCCCACCATCTCGGCCAGGGCCGACTTGGTCACGCCGGTGACGGTGGACCACAGGCCCTTCATGGTCCCGGCCTGCTTCTCCATGCCTCCGGCAAACTTGTCCTCCATCAGGGAGATCAGCGCCTGGTTGAATTTCTCCTGGTTGACGATCTGCCCCTTGTTGTTGACAAGCTGGACCTTTCGGAACAGCTTCTCACCCTGGGCCACGATCATGGCCTTGGTGATGCCGAACTCCTTCAGCCGCTCCAGCTCGCCGGTCTGGGCATCGATCAGGGCCTCTGTGGCCTGGTCAAAGCTCTTGTTGGTGGCCGCCGCCATGTCCCCCGCCCGGGTGAGCCACTGCTCCGCGCTCATCCCCATGGCCTCGAACTTGGCCGCGCCCTCCACCAGCTCTCCCCCCTCAAAGGGGGTCCGGTTGGCCAGGTCCACCGCATACTTCATAATGCCCGCGGCCTTCACCGTGTCCTTGGTGGCCGTCTCCAGCTGAAGGCGGTAGCCCTCCAGATCCATGGCCTCAGACAGGCCGGTCTTGATCCCCAGGGCCGCCGCCGCGCCCCCGGCGGCCACTCCCAGCTTGCCCAGGGAGCGCACCGCCCGGGAGCAGGCGTCCGCGGTTTTCCGCTGGAACCGCTCCACCGTCCGGGTGGCGGCCAGCATCTCCTTGTTGACTCCCTTGACCTTTTTGGCCGCCTTCACCAGCCCGCCGCTCATATTGTCCCGCAGGTTCAGGATGGTGTGGATCACCTTCCGCCCCATTACCGCTCACCTCCCGGCAGCACTCTGGCCAGGCCCAGGGCCGTCCCGGCCTCTCCCAGCTCCATCTGCTCCTCGTAGTACAATGCCCGCGCACCCTCCAAAAATCCACGCTGGGCCGGGCTGGTCCTGGACAGTTCCTCCAGGGACCAGCCCCGCACCGCGTAGAACGCAAACAGTCTCAGCAGAGGGTCGCGGGCGATCAGTTTTTTACCGTCTCCAGGCCCTGGTCCTCCGGTCCCTCTCCGTCCTCATCGGTTCCGGTCCTCTCTCCTGGGAGCAGCCCCAGGAAGCGCAGGGCCTGGCCGCCCAGCTGGTCCTGCTCGGCCACGGAGAACAGGGCGTCCATCACCCCCATGGGGTCGTCCTGGCACCCCAGGGCGGCGTGCAGCTCCTTGTCCCTCAGCTGGGGGCACACATCATACAGGGCGTGGCGGCCGCACTCCAGCCCCTCCAGAGGGGTCTGGGCCGCCGTCAGCTCCCCATACAGCTGGAGGATGGCCCCCTTGTCCGGGGTCCTGGCCTCCAGCCCCTCCCCGGAGCCGGGGATGGTCAGCAGCCCCACCCGGTACTTGTCCTGCTCCCGCTGCTCCCGCCGGGCCAGCAGCTGCTCGAATGTGATCTTACTCATTGGATCGCCTCCAGATTCTTGGCATATACCGCCTTAAAGGGCAGCTCACGCTCTACGCCCTTCTTGGCCTCGATGTTGGCCAGGGCCACCTCAGTGAACACCACCCCGGACAGGGACCACCGCTCCCGGGCTGCGCTCCCTCTCCGGCCCAGGGAGGTCATAATGACGATGTCAGGCATAATGCCCGTGCGGTAGCCATCCGCAATGGCCAGCTCCAGCCAGCTGTCCGATTTCCGGTCGGTGATGGTCCCCTCAATGGAATAGCCGTTGTACTCGGGAAAACTGGCGTCCTCGCCGCAGAAGGCCATGTCCTCAAAATCGCCGGTCATTTTGACCTCGATTTTGGTGGCCAGCACATCCCGCTCGCCGTTGATGTACACAGCGGAGGTGCTGCCGTGCATGATTTTTTTGTACTGATCCATCCTGCTCCTCCTCACATCAGGGTGACCACGAACCGCAGGTCGGCCATGGTGCCCAGAATTTTCACATCACCGGCCAGGAACAGCTGGCGCTTGAAGGGGGTGGCCAGCACCTTGCCGTCGTCCCAGTCGGCGGCCTCGGTCTTTCCCGCGCCGATCCAGGCGTTGCGCTGGCTCTCCACGTCCACCTGAGCGGTGTTGTCGTGCTCCGGATCCAGCACGTTCTCCTCCCCCAGCTGCCGGAAATACTCGTTCACCGCTGCCAGGAACAGCATCTGGTTGGCGGTGGAGTTGCGGTACTTGCCCATGTAGTCCTGCCGGAAGGCCTGGGCGATGTCGTCCCGCATCATGTCCATGGCCTCCACCGTCTCGATATACTTCATGTCCTCCGTCCTGGTGGAGCCGTCCACCGTGGTCAGGGAGTTCACGTCCACCCCCACCCGGACCTGGTCGTCCACGTTGATGAGGATGAACTTGCCGCTGCCCACCGCGGCCTCCGGGTCCTCCGGCGTCTCCACGCTGGTCAGGTTGGCGCACAGGGCGTTGGTGGCCCCGCGCTCCACGTTGCAGGCGGCCAGCAGGCCGGCCAGGCTGGGGGTGTACTTCTCCCCCGTCTGCTTGCCCCGGTCATCGGCAAAGACCACATTGGCGTTGGTCAGGTTGACGATGTGCATACAGTCCGGGGCTGAGGCGTTGTAGACCACCGCCTTCCAGCTCTTCTCCTCCTTCTCCCGGGCCTTGATCCAGCTGGTCAGGTCCGTCCAGTCCTTGGACGCCCCGCCGCATACCGTGATCCAGCCGGTCTGTTCCTTTTGGACCAGTACGGCCAGGGCCTGGGCCAGCTGGCCGGAGGTCCCGATCTTGACCACCGCCGCCCGCAGGGGGCCGAAGCTGAGTGCGTCCCGGATGTACTGCTCATTCTGGGCGGTGAACTCCCCCTCCGGGATCTGGGTGGCGTCCCCGAAGCGGTAATAGGGCCCGCCCGCGCCCTCTGTGTCGTCCTTCACGATCAGCACCGCCACGCCACGGGCGGAGCGCTGGATGAAGGTCCCCGCCAGCTGGCGGAAGATAATGCTGATGCTGGGCAGGTGTACTGCCATGCAAATCACTCCTTTTCTTTGCGTCCCCCGCCCTCCGGCGCGGGGCTCATTCTGTCGTGTACCGCTGGGACAGGGTCTCCATGAGGTCTCCCTCCGGCGTCTCCGGCTCCAGATCCAGCCGCAGCTCCAGCGCGGCCGTCAACACCCCGTCGGTCACCGTGAAGGACAGCCCCTCGTCAATGGGGATCACGTCCTCCCCCACCGGGATCCCGTCCCGGAAGGCCAGGCCCAGGGCCTGCCGCATGGCCAGGTTGTCCAGCTTGGGGCGGCGGTGGTCCCGGGCGTAGAAGTAGATGCGGAAGGTGATCTCCACCTCCACCAGGTCCTCCGCCGCCGCGGTCTCCCGGCCCTCCTCCAGGTCGATCTTCAGCGCCGGCCGCAGGATGGGCCTACTCAGATCCTCCGCGGACAGCTCCGCCCCTGTACCGGACCGGGCCGCCGCCTGCTCCGCCAGGGCGCACACCGCCCGGTTTACCTCCAGCAGTGTCATTTGATGTCCACCGCCTCCTCCAAATACTCGTCCAGATCGATGTAGAACTGGCCCTCAAACTCCTTGGCCGCCAACTCAAATACATGATGGCCCCGGACAAACCCCACCTCTGTGCCGTCGTGGGTCACCATCCGGTGCCCCTCCTCGATGAGGTGGGCGTGGGGGGCGCTGGAGTACACCCGGATGGCGTCCGCGCCGTTGTACCGATAGACCTTGCCCCGTTTGATGGACTTTTTGTAGGTCCCGGTTTTCGTCCCCAGCGCCTTCGCCCGGGCCTTGGTCTTGCGCAGCAGCTTGCTGCCCTCCTGCCGCAGGAACTTTTTCTGGGATTTCCCATAGGCCCGTCCCACCGCCTCCAGATCCCGGGCGAACTGCTTAAAATTACTGTCAAACCCCTGGGACACGGTCATCCACCACCAATCTGGCAAACAGCTCCAGCCACCCGCTCCGGTTGTAGATGGGATAGCCGTACAGCACCTCATACCACTGCCCCCGGAAGGTGAACCGCAGCCCGTTCCGGAGCTCCGGCAGGGCGGTGCTGCGCACCACCACCCGGTGGGTCACCTCCATGGGCTCCACCTCCCCGGCCTGGGGCGCGCTGCGCCCGGAGGTGGGCACGATCTGGGCCCAGACCTTCCGCCCCGGCCGGTACTCCATGGTCCGCTCCCCCAGTACGTTGCGGACCTCCTCCAGCTCATACAGCTGGATCCTGCACCGCAGGTCGCCCGCCTGGATCATCGTTTCCCCTCCATTTCACAAGTTCCCCTTGGTGTTTTTACAGCACCGTGATATACTGGTCACAAAAAGGGGGTGTTCCTCATGCTTCACAAGATTAGATCCGTTACCCCGCTGCCCGGCTATGCCCTGCTGGTCCACTTTGCCGACGGCTGCGCCAGGCAGTACAACATGACCCCCCTGTTGGATCAGATAGACGCCTTCGCCCCCCTCCGCACCGTCCCCGGCCTGTTTGAGCAGGTCCGGACGGATCCAGGCGGCTATGGGATCTCCTGGAACGACGACATCGACCTGGACGGCTCTGAGCTGTGGGAGAACGGCCAGCCGGTCTCCTCCCCCTTTGACGGCCTGCTCTCCTTCGCCGACGCGACCTCCCTCTGGGGCCTGCATGACAGCACTCTCCGCAAGGCGGTGGCCTACCGCAGGCTGGTGGAGGGCGTCGATGCCCAGAAGTTCGGCAAGCAGTGGATCGTCACCCGCACCGCCATGGAACGGGAATACGGCCCCCAGCCCTCTGTTCAGCCCTGACCCGCCGCCCCTTCCGGGGGCGGCTTTTTTATGCCTCCGGCTCCGTCAATTTCAGCTGGGTCAGTGCCCGGCGGAATGCCGGGTTGTCCGTCACCAGTTTCCCGGTGATGCTCACCGCCCGCTGGTCATAGGCGTCCAGCACCAGGCTGTTCACCAACAGGTCATACTGGGCGGCCCTGGGGGTCCCGGCGGCGGGGGCTTCCACCCCTGCGTTGGTCATGTAGTCCACTGCACTGTCGTACAGCACATCCAGCAGCGCCAGTTCCCCGGTGTCCGGCTCATCGATCCTGCAATAGGCCAGCAGCACCGGCCGCTTGCTCTCCGGGATCCCCATGGTCCTCCCTCCTCTCTATCAGCCGCCTGCGCCGCTGGTGGCGACCACAAACCCCTTGTCCACGATGAGGTTGCCGCCCACCATCACGTCGCCCAAAATGGCGTACATCCGCTCGACCGCCTTCACGCTCTCATCCACCCGAATGGTGTAGTCACCGAACAGGCCCAGCTCATAGTTCATGGGGTCGCCATAGACCATGGTCTGGATGGTGGCGCCTGCGCCGTCCAGGGCGGTGAGGGCGGAGGAGATCACATAGGGGATCACGGTGCCGCCGTCCACGATGGTGCCCCGGTTGGGGTTGCCGCCCTCAGGGATGATCTTGAAGATCCGCTCCTTGTCGCCGTTGCGCAGCTTGCCGATGGCCAGCAGGTCCTTCTTGTTCAGGTACAGCTTGGCATTGGCCCCCAGGGTCTCGTCGCCGCCGTATGCGAAAAACAGCTCAGTCAGCAGGTTCTCGTCCAGCGTGGCGTTCTCCAACTTTTTGAAAATGGTGCCGCCCGCCACGTTTTTGGCATTTTTCACGCCGAACATATCGGGGCTGCTCTGGCCGTCGCCGTTGAAAATCATGGCGGCGATCTGCCGCTTCATGGCCCGCATGGCCATGCCGTGGATCTTCTCATAGTAGCTGGCGGGGCTCAGCCGGTTGATGTTCCGGTCCACAAAGCTGGTCACGTTCAGCTCATAGGGGGCGATCTTGGCCACGCCGAAGGTGGGGTCGGTGGAGGCGGTGCGGGCCTTCCCGGCGTTGGTACTCACCTTGCCGCCCTTGGCGTCAATTTCAGAGATCACATAGGGCTCCAGATAGGCGCCCATGCCCGTCAGATCCTGCACATAGACCTCGTCCACCACAGAGCACACCATGTTGCCCAGGGGGTCTCGGATGTCGCTGCCCGCCCCGGTGGGCTGTACGATGCTTCCGGTGGCCAAAGTCACCTGCTTGCTGGCCTGGTACACATCCCGCATGGTCTCCCGGGCAGAGAATTTCACTTCGCCGCCCTTGCGCAGAATCTCGGCACGCTCCAGAGCCTTGTCCCTCTCCTCGGCCGGGTCTTTGCCCCGCTCCATGAATTTCCGGTCCTGCTCCTCCAGCAGCTTCTCCACGTCGGAGATCTCGCCGTTCATGTTGCCGACCTTCTCCATTTCAGCACGGTACTCCGCCTGCTTGCCCTCCTTCAGCAGGGCCTCGGCGTTCTCCAGCAGCGTGGTGCGCTGGCTCTTCAATTCGATCAGTCTGCGTCTCATCTCATGTCCTCCTCAAAATCTCATTTTTTCCAGCTCCAGCAGGGCCTCGTCCTGCCAGGAGATATTGTGACCGGGCGCCCCGCCCGTGGGATCACGTTCCGGGCCCTCCGGCCCGCCATACCGTTTGACCACTCCGGCCTCCGGCTGGGCCGGAACCGGCAGCAGGGACACCTCGTATGCGTCCACCGCCTCATCCAGGATGATGATGCACATCCCCTCGTCGTATATCTGGCCCTTGTTGTGCTCGCACCAGTGCTGCGTCCAGTCTGTCCCGCAGATGGAGCATACCGCCCGCCGGACGGACACCCCCACGCTGCACTCCCGCAGCAGGCCGCCCTCGATGGCGGCAATGGTGTCCTCGTTGCCCCTCAGCCGGGGCATATAGCACCGGAGCACCAGCTGTTTCCCGCCCTCCGTCTCCGGCATGGGCTCCACGCCGGCGGCATAGACCCGGGCGGTCTGGCTCCCGGCAGACCAGCAGTGGTCCATCAGCACCGGGCGGCCCACAAATTTCTCCGCCAGCCCCTCCAGGGCCGCATCGCTGAACCGCTCCAGGTCCCGGTCCACCTGGTTGTTGCACGCCGCCAGGCGGAAGGTGAACACCTCCTCCGCCCCCAGCTCCCGCAGGGCCTGTGCGTTGACGAGAGCCATCTCCCCCTCATCCGGGGCGGCCTTCATCAGCCTCGCCTGCTTCATGATCTGATCCATCTCATTCCTCCTCCCGTGCTCCCTGCTGCGCACGCAGCCGGCTCAGTTCCGCCCAGTCCCGCAGGGGCACATAGTTCAGGCTGGCCCGCCGCTCGTCGCCGCCTGGGACGTGGGGCATATCCTCCAGGTCCATGATGTCGTTGACGCAGAACCCGCCCACCTCGGTCATGTCCCGGTACCACTGGCCACGGGCGGCGGTGTCGCCCCGCAGCTCCGCCATCATGTTGATCCGGATCTCCAGCCCAGCGGCCACCTGGCTGGGCAGCAGCAGCTTCCAGGTCTGCTCCTCCTCGTACTGGGTCACATTGGGGTGGAGTGTGCCCACCACATATTCAATGGCGTTCTGCTCATTGCTGCCGTAGGCCTGTTTCCCCTCCTGCAATTTGTACAGGGGGACCCCGAAATACCGGGCGATGTCCCGCACCGTGACCTCCTTGCTCTCCACGAACTGGGCGTCCTGGTTGCTGGATGCCAGCGGTTTATAGTCCAGGCCAAAATCCATGATGGCGATCCGGTGGCCGTTCAGCGGTCCGGCGTGGACCCGTTCCCACTCCCGGCGGAGCAGGTCCTTTCGGCTCACCAGCTGCCCCGGGTTTTTCGGGTCCTGGACGCTGCCGCCCAGGTCGGCCTCCGTCCTCAGGATGCCGGAGGGCTGCCCGCCGCTCTGGTAATAGCTCAGTTCATACTGCTGCTGGGCCCGGGCCGAGGCGATGGTCTCGCTGGCCCGCCGCAGGACGCCCACGCCTCTCAGCCCGTCCCGGGAGGCCGTTTTATAATGACAAATATCCTCGTTGGGGAGGACCATGGGCTCCCCCGTCCAGGGGTGGGTCACGGTGTACCACACCCGGCCAGAACTGTCCCGCCAGGGCTCCACCAGCTGCCCCGGCACCGGGATCAGCTCCACCGGCCGGCCGCTTTTCGGGTCCCGGACGATCCAGTCATAGCCATTCCCGTTGACCAGGCGGCTGGTCTCTAAAATTTTTTTCCGGATAAACGGGGTCATGGCCTCATTGGGCCGCACGTTGAGCAGCTGGAGGATGGGCAGGGCCACCCGCTCCCGGCTCCGGCTGTCCATGATGAAACAGGGCAGCTTCCCCATGGAATCGCTGAGGATCTCAATGCACCGGTCCACCGCCGACAGCTTCCGGGCGAAACTCTCCCCCGTCTCCGTCCCGGCGGCGGGGTATCCGGCCTCCACCAGCATCTCCGCCGTCAACCCCTTCTGTACAGAGGGCGACCGGGCCACCGCCCGCAGCCCCTTGGATACGCTCACTGGTCACCGCCTCCTCCCAGCGCACTGAGCACCGCCCCCGCCAGCAGGAACACCCCCGCCGCGATCAGGCCGGCCGGGGCCGAGTACAGCCCCACGCCCACGCATACCAGCACCGCACCTGCGGCCATCGCCAATTCGGTGGCGTATGCCGCCGCCGCCTCTCTCAATCGTTTCATGTTGCCTCCCCGGCGGCCCAGCCGCCTCACAGTGTAAAATCTGCCCGTCCCAGCGCCGCCGCCAGATCCGGTTTTTCCGTGTCGCACAGCATGGCAGCCGCCATGGCGATGATCCAGGCCACCGTGATGTCGATGCGCCCCACGCTGCGGTTTTTCATGGGCTTCATGTTCTCGTTTCCGTCGGTGGCGCACCGCACGTTGCCGAAGCACCACCGGGCCGCCGTGTTGTGCTCGTGGAGCATCTCTCCCTTGCGCAGAAGCACCTCCAGCTGTTTGGTGGCTGGGCTCATGCCTGTCATGTTCTGGCGGATCTCCACCACCTGGATGGCCCCGTGCTCCGCAGTGCTCTGCATCAGCCGCTGGGACAGCGTCCAGCTCATGGCCGGGTCCAGCCCCAGGCACACCAGGTCGAACTCCTCCGCCGCCTGCCAGATGGTCTGCTCCACCGCGTCGTAGTCGATGATGTCCCCCTCACAGCCCTGGAGGAAATCCGCCCGGAGCCAGTCCCCGTATGGGACCCCGTCCCGGGTCTCCCGGGCCTCCAGATCGTCCAGGGGGACCCACCCCCAGAACAGGGCCGCCCAGATCTCCAGCCCCTCCTGGGGCGGGAAGAGCAGCACCAGGGCGGTCAGGTCGGTGCTCTTGGACAGGTCCAGCCCGCCAAAGCATCGCTTTCCTCTCAGATACTCCCGCACCGCCCGCCTCCGGGCCAGCACGTTCATCCCGGCCCACTCCGGCCGGTTGAACTGGGTCTTGTCGTAGATGGTCACCGGGACCCAGCTCACCGCCTTCACCGCGATCCACTGGTTCAGCCGCAGCCAGCGGAACAGCCGCTCCGCCGCCTCGCTCTGCCGGGCCGCCCGGGCCTCCCGCCGGAAATCGCTCAGGCGCAGGTTGTGCCCCAGTCCAGGGTTGCAGGCGTACCATAGTTTTTCGTCATAGATGTCCAGGGCGTCGATCCTGTCCGGGTCATCCCCGGTGAGGATCCCGATGCCGAACATAATGGGGCACCACTCGGGCAGGTCCCCGTCCAGCTCCCGCTCCGGCTCCCCCCGCCGCCAGGCCAGCAGCCTCCGGCATTTCTCATGGACCTCCCAGCCGATGCTCCGCCGGTCCGGGTCGTCCCCCGCCGTGGTCAGCACGATCACCGCCTGCTGCCGCCGGGCGGCGTCCGAACCGGCGGTCAGAACGTCCCACAGCCGCCGGTTGGGCTGGGCGTGGAGCTCATCGATGATGATGGCCGAAAATGAAAACCCGTGCTTGGTGGAGGCGTCGCTGGAATATACCTTCATCACGCCGCCGTCCCTGCTGCGGATCTCCCGCACGCTGTCCCGGCACCACACCAGGGGGGCGTGCTCCGGCTGGCCCAGGGCGGTGTGCTCCACCATGTACTTGGCGCACTGGTAGATGATGTCCGCGTTGGTCTTGTCCGCGGCGAAGATGCCCACCTGGGGCCGGGCCTCCCCGTCCGCGATCAGGTGGTAGAGGCCCAGCCCGGCGGCAAACTCTGATTTTCCGTTCTTCTTCGGGATCTCCTCATAGAGATAGCGCCGGTACCGGCTCCAGGTCCCGTCCTCGTCCTGGGCCTGGACCCCGTAGAACTGCCGGATGGCCTCCTCCTCCCACGCAGACAGGACAAAGGGCTGTCCCGCCCACTCGTTCTGTCCGAACACCAGCAGGGAGAAAAAATTCCGGACCAGCTCCACCTCGTCCCCGCTGTACCGCAGCCGGGTGCCGTCGTCCGGCCGGACCACCTCCACGCCTGGGGCCAGGGTCAGCAGATCAGGCACGCCGTCTCGCCTCCATCAGCTGGAGGAAGGGGTTCTCCTCCTGTTTCTGCGCCCCCTCCGGCACCACCAGGCGGCACCGGCTGGTGATGGTCATTCCCAGGTCGTTGGCACAGGCCCGGGCCTGCTCAAAATAGGTTTTCTGGGCTCGGCTCCATGCGTTCACCAGGTCCGGGTCCTCCTGATCCAGGGCGTCCTGCACCATGCGGCAGGCCGCCGTGAACTGGTGCTGAGCCGCCACATAGCGCCCAAGGGTGTCCCGGTCCAGCTGGGCCGCTCCCATGTCGGCCGCCAACAACTCCTTGGCCAGGGCGCGGAAGTCGGCCTTCAGATGCTCCGGCAGCCACCTGGGTACTTTCATTTTTGCAGGCTTCGGAAGCGTAACCTCCTGCCCCGCCCGCTCGGCCTTTTCAGCCTTGCTCAGGTGCTTGCGGCCGTTGGCCTCCAGCACGCTCAGCCTCTGTCTGGGTCCCGGCATGGTCTCATCTCCTTTCGCGTTTCTGCCCCGTGGGGAAAAAATCCCTCACCGAGGGCTGCATACGGTCTTGAGCCCCTCCCGTCAAAACTTTCTTGCCCCGGGGGGAGGGTTCGAGGCCTTCGGCCTCCCTGGGCGCGCCCACGGGCGCCCCCGTCCAGGCGCCCGCGCCCAAGCGTCCCGGCGTTTTCTCGCGCCGGACGCCCAAATCAGCGTCCTTTTTTCCGCCGTTCCGCTGCCTGTTCCCGGGCCGTTTTCTGGTCGTGATGGCGCTTGCACAGGCTCTGGTGGTTGGCCGGGTCGATGAACCTGGCCCAGCTGCCCCGGTGGGGCTCGATGTGGTCCACCACCGTGGCCCTGGTGCGGTGCCTGGGGTCTCCGGGCGGATATTGGGCGGCGCAGGCGCGGCAGAACGGCTCCCGCAGCAGCTGCGCTGGGCGCAGGTCCTCCGTCCAGATGGGCAGGCTGTACCAGCTGTGATATTCCGCCGAAGCCCGGCGCGGGGCCCTGGCTGGCTTGTGTTTTGGGCAGTAGCCCTCCCGGGTCAAGGCTGAGCAGCCTGGGTGCCGGCAGGGCCTGAGCGGCTTCATGGCCACGGGCTATCACCTCCGGGCAAAACAAAAAGCGCCCAAGCCACGACACCCGACTGATCGGGTCGTCATTGGCTCAGGCGCTGGTCTCTGTGGACTCTGGCTCAGGCGCATCGATATTCACAACGCTCTCCTGTCCGCAGCGCTTGCACTTCACGGGCAGGTTTCGGACGGCTGTGTCCGGCAGGAGCTTCAGCAGCTTCCCCTTCCGGCAGACTGGGCAGATCACCCATCCGTCCTTCATGCTTAGTTTACCACAACACACGTTCGATTGCAAATCTTTTTCGCCTCTTTCCTCTAAAATTTAAAGAGAATATACTTACCCCCGAGACTGAAAAGAATAGAAAAGCTATTCTTTTTTTCGCTTTCGTCTGTTGCGCCGCCGTTTCCGGGCCGGATCCCTGGGCAGGAGATACTTGATCCAGGCAAACTCCCCATAACCATTGACCACAGGACCCTCCCGGGAGAGGATGTCCGCCTCCGGCGGGGCGGACAGGGTCACACAGTCCGGCACCGTCTCAGTCTCTGGCTCCGGATGGGCCAGCCCCAGAGATGGCGTCCAGGTCCGCTCTCCCACCTGCGGGTGGCCCCACTCCCGGGGCTCCTTGGTGAGGTAGCTGGCCAGATCCTCGTATGTGTGATCCCGGTGAAAGGTCAGCCGCCGCAGTTCCAGGTTGTCCCCGTAGATCCACAACCGCCGGATCTCCTCCAGGTCATCCCCTGTGGCGTTGAGCACCACATGGTGGTGGAGCCGCCCTCCCGGATTGCACCCCTCCGTCACATAGATGTAGTGAAGCAAATGTCCCCGCTCTTTCCTCGCCTTGCGCAGCCGGCTCAAGAAGGACCGGATCCGCCGGACCGCCGCATCGCGGCCGTCCGGCAGATGCTTGTCATCATAGGTGAGAGTGAGGAACAGGTCCCCGTCATCGAAGTTGGCCGCCAGGGTCCGCTCCAGCTTCTGGAATGAAGTCCTGGCGTTCAGCTTTTCCCGGGCCGCCGTGCTGGCCTGCCGCTTCTGGGTCCGCTGCCGAGGGCTGTCCCCTGCTACTGGTGCGGTATATACCACCGCATACACCAGGCGTCCGCTCTGGATCTTCCGCAGGATCTTACTCATCCGTACCCTCCTCCAGCTGGTCCAGGGCCCGGCGGATGGTCCGCCACTGCTCAATGGGCAGCTTCTCGGCTCCGGTGAGGACGCCCCGGAGCTTGTCCGCTGTAAGATCTCCGCCGCACCGGCTGGCCACCGCCTCCAGACAGCCCAGGCCGCCCGCCTGACGGTACTGCTGGAGCCGTTCCAGAGTCTCCTTCTTTTCCCGCCACGGGTTCAGGCGGTCCGGCTTTGGATCCGCCTTGGGCTCCGGGACGCTGTGGGCCCGGAGGATCCCCGGATCCCGCTGGATCTGCACCCCGCCCAGGCTTGGTACGGTCTCCACCGCCCAGGAGGTCCCGGCCCCCAGGACCAGCACGCCCTGGGCCAGCGACTCCACCACATAGTCCCGGTATGCCGCCAGGTCCGCCTCGCCCCGGTCTCCCCGGGGCAGCTGGATCACCAGCACCTGCTGCATTAGGTCACACGCGCAAATCTCTGCTTGAGCCATGATGACGCTCCTCCCTCCTCCATCTCTGCCGGGACCTCCCTGGCCTCCGTCTCCATGCGGGCCTCCAGGTCCCGCAGTCTGACCAGCGCACCATACACCCGGGGCGGCAGGGCCGCCAGCTGATCCCAGCTCACTCCGTGCAGCCCCCAGCTGCCGTCAGCGTCCTGATAAGTCAATCGTGCCACGTTCCCACTCCTCTCTCAGCGCCTCCGCGCTGTCAAAATATTGTGTACTGTACATCCCAGGCCGCCACCGCTCCAGCCGGATCAGGTAGGGCACGGACCAGGCCCGGGAGGCGGGGCAGGTGCTCACCCGCACCCGCAGCGCCCCCAGCGTCCGCTCGATCTCCATCTCACCGCAGCGGCGGTGGGCCCGGGCGATGGTCTCCAGATCCTTGTCCGTCAGAAGATTATCCATCAGCGTCCATCTTTGCCCCACAGTTGGGACAGTAGTTTGATTTTCGATCACTCCACATATCGCAGCAGCTTGACACATAGCCTTTGTCTACGGGAATCCCGCTGCGATATTGTTTTACCCACCGCCCATGCCGCACCGGCTCCACATATCCACCCAGCCGTTTTAAGGCTCTCTCACAGGTAGGACACAAATCTTGCGGTGTGGCCGTCCCAAACCACTCCCCACACGCTTTACACTCAGCCATCCTGTTCCTCCCTCTGCATTGCCTGCTTGATTGCTTTCAGCGCATCCAAAACACCGTCCGTATAGGCTTCATATTCCCTCTGGATGGTTTTGAGTTCTATTTGTGCTTTCATCTGATTCGTATCTCTTTTCCTGCTCGCAATAGACATCAGGCGTTCGCTGATTTCATCATACTTGGTCATCACTTTTCATTCCCTTCCGTTCTCCTCTCCAGCACGGCGGTTCCACGCCTTCGTAATGCTCTCTTTCGCCCATGACTTTTTCACCGCCCCTCCCGGCCGGCCTGCACCAGCTCCCGGAGGCGGTCCAGGTCGTAGTCATCGCCCAGGATGTCCTCAATGATTGCGAGACGATCAGCAATCTCATACACATCAAAAAATAAGCGGTGTCTACACGCACAATTCCAGCGAGTATATTCCCCTGTTAACCGTTCCATTTTTCTAAATTCCTTTCCCATCTTGCCTCCATCTCGGTGATCTCCTCCGGCTCCAGCCCAGTGTCCTCGTAGGCTGCGAGGCGGTCAACCGTTTGCTGTATAATCAGCCCTGCGATTTTAGGGAGCGCAAAATCTGGACACCCGACAATATATGCGCGTCCATCTCTTCTTCCTGTCAGTCTTTTCATGTCACCCCTCCTTCTGGCCATGCAGTTTTAGCCAATGCAGTGTCGCTTTTGCGCTGTCTCGCTCATTCTTCACCTGCTCCAGCTCTGCCCGCAGCTTCTTGTTTTCGGCCTGGAGAGTGGAGATAATGTCTGCGGCGTCAACACAGTCAGCAGTGCAAGTAATACAAGTCGGTTTCATGCGTCCTCATCTCCCTCCGGCGGGCGGCGGTAGTAATTATCTTTTTTGTCTCTCATACAAGACGAGCATTTCTCAAGTGCCCCCATTTCCGCCCATAGACACCCATCGCATATCAGCGGCTCGTTCGGCGGGGTGAGGGTTGGCATCCCCAACACAAGGTCCTCTGCCCGCTCCTTATCCTGTTCGCTGTCCCAGCTACATGCCTGGATTTCAGCCATTAGTTCACTGGCATCAATCGCCCTTGCCATCTTTCAGCGCCTCCAAATCAATCCTTTCGACTTCTGCCCGAACTTCCAGGCGGTTCAGGTAAAGGCCCATATACTTTTTTTGTTCCAGCAGTAGACTAAGTTCACAATCCGGTTCAAAATCTAAAGTTCCGGCTTCGTACTTCACCGTCATACGGTGGAGCTTTTCATACCGGATTTTGGTCTGCCAGTATTCCGCCTTAAAGCGTTCCTTATAGTTGGCGCTGTTCATCATCTTTACGGTATCGTTCAGGTTCATTTGTAAATTTCCTCCATTCTTTTTAGCACCATCTCCACGGCCTCGTCCGCTATGGGAGCGCCGCAGTTGGGGCAGTATTTTGGCATATACCAGCATGTTAATTCCGTAAAATCATGTCCACAGCATGAGAACACTCGATTCATTTTGCCATCTTTGATAGTCTCTATAATCTTTCCGTGCCGTACCGGGGCTACATCGGCGGCAGGCAGGCCAGAAATCACGGCCTCGATCTCATCGGAAGTGTAATTCTCTGTCTTATAAACCACGGTGCATCCGTCTGATCCATCATTCTCCGGGTCTACCGGATAAAATAGGTCAATGGCAGCCTGCCGCTCAATATACTCAGCCATCCTGCTCCTCCCTTTCACAATAACAGTTCATCAATGGATCATCATGGTCACACATACAGCATGGTTTCCCGTCACCACTGCCTGGTGGGGCATGGATACAGCCTTCACAAACATAATCAGCCATTGCTGTCACCCCTCCTCCGGTGGCTGCTGGAGCCATTCTAAAGCGTGGGCCATTCCTTTCCAAATTGCACCGCCACCGGCAGCGCTTCTCCTGTACTCAACTTCTGCGAGAAATCGAGCCAACTCCTTGTCGCTCATGGCCCGGATGCGGTCGGCGTTGGTCATTGGCGGCTTATATGCTCCACACTTTATGACGATTTCTCTTGGATTCCGCTCGTGTCGGCAATCTGCTCGGCAACTATCACATAGATTAAGTCCCATTTTCCTGCTCCTCCATTTTCGTCATAATCTTCGCCTTCCGCCGCATACACCAGGCAAACACCGGGAACTTAAAATCCTTTTGGGTGGAGCACTGCGGCAAAAACCCGCAGGTCTCACAATGACCGCCCACGATGGCCTGTGAGATCGCCAGCCCCTCGGCCTGCTTTTCGGGCGGATATGGCCGGTCAAACATGGTGACGTGCGTATATGATTTCCAGCTCATGTCAATCCTCCTATCCTGGCTCCGAGCCCTAGCAGTTCATCCGCGCTCACCTCCAGGGCCTGGGCGATCAGGAACAGGGTATCCACCCGGGGGTCGTGTACCCCCCGCTCGATCTGGTACAGGTTTCCGGCGGACAGCCCCACCCGGGCCTCCAAATCGGCCATCCGGAACCCGCGGGCCTCCCGCACCAGCCGGATCCGGGGCCCGATCTTCCCCGGCTCCCATGGGATCAGCTCAGGCATATCCCTCCACGCTCCTCTCCTCGTCCTCCAGGTACAACGGACACTGGATCACCGTGTAGGAGGTCATCCCGTGGACCCGCACCTGTTTTTTGGCTGTCCAGCCGGGGACCGGCTCAAACCGCACCCGGTGCTCTATCTCGTCATACTCACACCAGGGGCATCCCATGGTCCCCAGAGCCCGGCGGCAGCTCCAACATAAGGTCATCATAGCGCTCAAAACGGCAGTTCGCCGTCGTCGTCCAGGTCCTGGAGGTCCCCGGCCGGCGGGGGTGGGAGCGTCCCCTCGTCGGCATTGCCCTCGCTGGGCGGGGTGCTCTTTGCCCCGGCAAAATAGATGCCGTCGGCGATCACCTCGGCGCTGCGGCGCTTGCCGCCATCCTTGTCGGTCCAGTCCCGGATCTGGAGGCGCCCCTCCACCACGGCCAGCTGGCCCTTGTGGAAATACTGCTGGACAAATTTTGCCCGGGCCTCCCAGGCCACCACGGGGATCCAGTCGGTGGCCCGCTCGCCGCTGGCCTTGTCCTTGAAATCCCGGTCCACCGCCAGGGAGAAGGAGGCCACCGGCCGCCCCGCCTGGGTGTACCGCACCTCCGGATCCCGGCCTAGGCGGCCCATAATCACGATCCTATTCAGCACGTTCGTCCCATCCTCTCATCGTCCGGCGGAGGGCCATGCCCTCCGCCAGCCAGCTCAGTAATACCATCGTCTCCGTGGGCAGACCCTCTTTGATCGGCTGCCCGCAGCAGGGGCACGGGTCGCCGGGTTTTAACAGCCTCATATCACACGCCCCCTCCTTACAAATTTTCATCTGGTAACGGGAACCATCCCATACATTTGGCATCAATTTTTGCTCCAGCTTTTTTGAAACTCCACGATTTTGAGAAGCCATCCCACCAGGCGACTTGTGTAATCACGGTGCCATCACAGTCAAACCTGCAATAATATTTTCCGTCGCTTGGTGGGCACTCCATGCCCTTGACAAACTGGAGTGGGACCCACCCATTCTCCGGAGGTACCACAGTGCCTGGAGTTCCGGTAGGACCGTCAGGCATTTGCGTCCATAGTGCAACCTCATCCCATCGAACCCCCGGCTCTTTCACATCCCCGGCGCCAATGTACACATTGCTGTCAACAAAACCAGAATCATCAATGATTATGATTTCGGCTCCAGGTTCTGGTTCATCCACCCTAGTGTGCCATGCAATGCCAGACACAAGGCCAGGTCCGCCCTTCAGTCGAGGCGCTCTGCAATCATCAGGGTCGGGGCGCTCCCGCGCCAGATCCCCCTTCTCCTTCTCCGCCCGGGCCTGCTCCTCCAGCTGGAGCCGGGCCTGTTCCAGGGCCTCCTCGGCGATTTTCTGTTTGTCCTCGGCCCGCTTTTTGGCCTCACGGGCCTTGTCCAGCTTTTCCTGCATTTCGGCCACGGCCTCCGCCCGTGCCTTCTCAATGGCCTCCGGGTCCACCACAGTCTCCACGGCCACCTCCACCGGCTTCTCCTTCAGCTCGGCCAGCTGGGCCTCCAGCCGGGCCACAGCCTGGGCGGCCTGCTCCCGGTCCTCCTGGGCCCCGGACAAGCGGGCGTTGAGCAGCTTCATGTCCTCTTCCATCTTGGCCCGGGCCTGCTCCGCCGCTGACGCCTCGGCCTGGGCGGTCTCGGCGGCCTTCCGGGCCTCGTCCCGGTCCTTGATAGCCTGCTCAAGCTGGCGGGCGCTCATGTCGATGACGTTGTGATCCTCCACAAATTGGTCCCGCTCACTGTCCGGCAGGGCCAGGAGCATCAATGCCTTCGATGCTCCCAAATCGGCCAACGCTGGCCGATTTGAACACTCCCGGTAGAGTTTCATAAAACGGCGGGCCGTCCGCTCCGAAAACTCCACCCGCTCATTGAGCCAGGGGAGCCATTCCCCATGGGGGATGGCCTGCTTGGCCTCGGTCAGGCACCGGCCGATGGTGAGGATGGCCTCCCCGCCCCGGCGCTTGGCGTCCAGGATCTCCTGGGTGATGGCCTCGATTCCGCGCCCCTCCTTGGGGGCCAGCACTCCGGACAGATCAAGCATTGTTGGCCACCCCCTCGCGCTCCAGCAGCTCCGCCACCCAGGTCCTGTAATCCCGGCTGGCCGCGCTGAAGGGGGACAGCGCCCCCACCGGCTCACGGGACCAGCTGGATTCTACTACCTTGTCCGTGCGGCGGATCACCGTCCGGAAGATGGGGACCGGGCTCTCCTCCCGGAGAGTCTGGACCGCGTCCTCGCCAATGCTGGACCGCCGCCACTGGGTCACCAGCACCCCGGCCACCCGGATCTGGGGGCAGGCCTGGCGGATGTTGTCGATCTGCCGGACCAGCCCGGCCATGCCGGTGGTGGAGTAGGCGTCGATCCCGGCGGGGATGATGATGCTGTCACAGGCGGCGATGGCAGACAGGCAGCTCACTGAGTAATAGGGCGGGCAGTCGATCACCACCGAGTCGTAATACGCATCCTCCGCGACCACGGCCAGCAGATCCCGCAGACGGTCAAAGTCCGGGGTCTGCCGCCCCAACAGGCAGGACAGCTCATAGTCCCCCAGATCCTCCCCGGCAGGGATGATGTCCAGCCCCTCATAGTCCGTGCGCCAAATGATGTCCGGATAGTATTCGATGGGATACTCCAGCGCGGCGGCCAGCCCGGCCCCGCTGGGATCCTGGCCGGAGGCCAGCATCATGCTGGTGGCGTTGCCCTGGCTGTCGGCGTCAACAAACAGGACGCGCTGCTTGCAGCTGGTGGCCAAAATAAAGGCCAGCTCCACGGCAGTGGTGGTCTTGCCCACCCCGCCCTTGCGGTTGACGATTGCAAATGTTCTCATGATAATTCCTCCATTTTTGTCTGTTCCATAGGGGCTGTGGTCCGCAGATACCGGCGGGCCGCCTCCCGTGGGTCGTTGCTCATTGCAAAAACTTTAGACACAGCCAGGGCAAAGGCCAGCTCACAGGTCCCTGTGGGGCCATGCCGGTTCTTGTCCACGATCACCTCAATGGGCTCCGGCTCGTATGCCGGCCGGCCCTCCGGGTTGTAATACGCCTCCCGATACAGGAAGATCACCCCGTCTGCGTCCTGCTCCAGCGCGCCCGTGTCCCGCAGATTCGATAGCTGCGGGCGCTTGTCCTTGCTGGCCTCATTGGCGCGGTTCAGTTGGCACAAGGCCAGGATCGGGATCTTCAGGGTCCGGGCCAGGGTCTTGAGCGCGCCGGAGATCTCCGTCATGTAGTTATACCGGTCGCTGTTGCGGTAGCTCTGGGCGCTGGGCGAGATCTTACCCACATAGTCCACCACCAGCAGGGTCAGCCCCGGCACCCGGCGGGCCAGTATCTCGATCTGCTCCACGGTGGCCCCCGGCCTCCGGTTGATGTACAGGGGGATCTGCTCCAGCTTGCCCGCGGCCTCCGCCATCTTGGTGTAGTCCTGATCGGACAGCCGCTCCATCAGCAGGCGGTTGGCCGGGATCCCGGACAGCCGGGAGACCCGCTTGGCCACCAGCTGCTCCACATCCATCTCCAGGGAGACAAACAGCACCGGCCCGGTCTTTTCTGCCACCCGGTCCGCTATGTTCAGCGCCAGAGTTGTCTTGCCCATGCCGGGGCGGGCGGCCAGGATATACATCCCGCCGGCCAGCATCCCACCGCCCAGCGTCAGGTCAATGTCCCGGTATCCGGTGGAGACACAGCCGGTGGCCTTCCCCCGGTCCACCGCGTCGCGGTGCTCGTAAAAGGCCATCAGGGCCTCCTCCGGCCGGATCAGGTCATCCGTGACACCCTCCCGCTGGAGCTCCGCCGCGTCCCGGGCCAGTCCGGCCAGGACCTCACCCGGATCTCCCTCAGCCGCCTGTTCCCGGGCCTCGCTGCACAGCCTGACCACCGCCCGCTTCAGCGAGTTCTGCCGGGTCAGCCTGGCATACTCCTCCACGTTCTGCGCGGTGGGCGTGGCGTCCATCAGCTCCACCAGGTAGGGCACATCCAGCTTGACGCCCTCCCGGGCGGCCTCCTCCCGGATCAGCACCGAGTCAATGGGCTTGTCCTGCCGCCGCAGGGACACCGCCGCCCGATAGATCGTTTGATGGACCGCAAGAGCCAGGTCCTCCGGCCGCAGAAGCTGCTCCACCACCGGCAGGCACCGGGGATCCACCAGGATGGAGCCGATCACCGATGACTCCGCATCCAGCGGGCGCACCTCAGCCGTCATAGACCACCACCTCCTCCCCGTCGATCAGCTCTACATGGCAGGGCCTTGTGGGTCTCGGCTTGTCCGCAGTCCTCGCCGGAAGGGGCTTGTCCTCGTCCTCCCAGCGGCGGCCATTGAGCCAGGTGGAGGCATACGGGATCCCAATGCCCCTCTGCCAGTCCTCCCCCGCCATGGCCCGCTTGAGGCCCAGGGCCATAGCCCGGATCAGGTCATCGTCCGGCCTGAGCCTGTCCCAGGCCCGGATGGCCGCCTGCTTGGACTTGCCGCAGGGGTAGGCCTCCCAAAAGGCGGCGAAGCGTTCCGGCTTCCAGTCCGGAGCCTCTTTGGGCTCGTTTGACCGCTTGCGTTTCCGCGCCGGCGCTTCCCCCTTGGGGGGATTATAGGGGGGATATTCTTGTTTAATATTACTTGTATTATTCTCTCCGCCATTTTCACGGGGAGGTCCCCCCGATTTCACGGGGACCCTCCCCCCATTTTCGGGGGGAGGGGGTACAGACGCCCCAGGAGGTCCACAGATCCAGATTTTACGGCGGATGACCTCGTTGGTATCCGGGTCCCGCTCTACCTCCAGCTGGATGTGTCCCCGGTCCCGCAGCTGTTTGAGCAGATCCTCGACAGTCCGCTTTGAGATCCCAAGCGTCTCAGCCAGATGGGCGTTCCAGGCCCAGCAATATCCCTCGGCCTGGGCCAGGGCGGACAGTTCCCCATACAGCAGCTTTGCATTGGGGCGTAAACTGTGGTCATCCCGCACCCGGGCCGGGATCACGGAGTACAAGCTCCGATAGATCTCACCCATACAGCTTCCCCCGTCCCGCCCGGGAGACAAATCCGTGATCCAGACTCACGCCCACTCCGTTGGTCAGTCGGATCCAGGGCTCCAAATTGTCCGGAGCCTCCGGCCGGGTCAGGTCAATGGGCATCTGGTAATACTCCCGGACCCGGAATCCCAGGCTGCGCAGGGTGCGCACCTGCTCCTCTGCGGTCAGCCCGGCCAGACAGTCCGGACAGCCTCCGCCGTTATCGGCCAGGAACATCAGTTCACAACGGGCCAGCACCTTCTGCCAGCTTTCTTTCAAATTTTCAGGGATCATGCAAAATTCCCCCTTGTCAAACACACGTTCCCATGGTATAATACATTTGTTCTCATGGTAGACCCCCTGTCTACCGCCCCGGGAGCCGAAAGGCCCCGGGGATTTTTTATGCCCACGGCTCGGCCTCCCGGACGGCGATCCGTCCGTCCTCCCGGACCACTGCCAGGGCCTGGGCCCCGCCGGCCAGCATCCCCCGGAAAATCCCGGGGGCCAGCTCCTCCACCCGGAGCAGCCGCGCCGGGCCGTACTGGTCCAGCAGCCGCCGGGTCACCCGGGCCGCCTCCGTCAAATTGGGTGGGCGCATGACGTCAGCCTCCCTTCACCGTCAAATAGACCCCAAGGGCCAGCAGGAACGCCCCCGCCGCCAGGGCGAAGGTCACCCACTCCAGGGCCTCGTACAGCCGCGGCCACTGCCGCCTCAGCTTGTCCCACATAGATATGCCTCCTCAACACATTCCTCTGGTAAACACCAGCGCCTTGGCTACCAACCGCGCCTCGTACTTCTTGGCCCGGCCCACTGGCGTCGCCGGCACATCATTCAGTCTGGCCCAATCTGCGGCGGTGCGTTTATCCTTCACGCCCAGTTCTAAGGCCAGCTCCTCTGCCCCCAGCATCGGGCCCCGCCGGGAGACGATCTCCTCGGCCTTCTCCCGGATCTCACGATAGAGCGCCGGACTTGCCGTAGCTCTTGAGTTTCTCATGTTATATCCCCCTCTCCTCCCCCGGCCCGGCCGGGGGGCTTCTGCTTGCCCTCCTCCCCTTCCTGTGATAAACTGTGGATGGTAGGAAGGTGATTTAATTGGTACTTGATACGAATATAGCTGTTGCATTGATAGCTCTGATTGGTGCAATTCTATCAGGCATATTTGCTTTCATAGGAAGCATGGTCGCCGCAAGACTAGGGAAAGATGCCCAAATCAAGACTGCTGCACAAGAAGCGTTCATCTCTGCCCGCCTAAACGTATATCTCGCCTTTGAGGAAGCATTTGAACACTGGTCTAACACAAAAAACAGAGAGGCCTGTGCAGTTGTTTATCGTGCTGAAAATGCTGTCCGCCTTGTAGCAAGCGAAGAAACGATTTCCGTTCTCTCACAGCTGACCGAATATATCAGAGAATACGAGACACAGGGCAAACTTCATCCGTTTGAAGAGTTTGCTGTGGCCCATACTGCGGCCCTTCGTGCCATGCGGAATGATTTGATGCACTATCCTATTCCGACACCAGAATCAGGACAGAAGGAAAGCCGTATAGAGTGAACTGACGACACAGATCACACAAAGCAACAGTAAGAGCAACAGAGTCCTGTAAAACTTGGGGCTTCCTCTTTCCCAGTAAATTGCGAATCCAACCAATAGGTAGCCAAAAACCAATGGGACAAAAACGGTGGTAAAAAATTCCCCCACACCTCTCACCCCCTCTCCTCCCCCGGCCCGGCCGGGGGCTTCTGCTTGTCCTCCTCCCCCGCCCGTGGTAAAATGTGATTGGAAGGGAGAATGGTGCAAAATGTACGAGCCAACAGAAATTGACTTCCAAATCCTAAACTATATTTCATGTCACGGCCCTGCCAGCCTTTCCCAACTGGTGGAAGCATTTCCCTCTGTGAGTGCGGTTGAGTATAGGGTCTGCCAACTGGCTGCACCGGAATATCGGTCGGTTGCCGGTATGCCGGAAGAAATTCCAAATACCTCATACCTGGTGGAATCCTATCGTTTCGCGGACACTGACCTTGGGAAAACCACAGAGTATCTTGGGATCTACACGCTGTCAGAGCGTGGAAAAAAGGCAGTGCAGGATCATTCATACCGCACAAAATCAGCTAGGAAAGAATTGTGGCTGAAAAATGCCTGGATTCCAATTCTTGTAACATTAGCAGCTAACCTATTAGTACTCGGAATAAAATGGTTGTTACCCCTGATACAAGAATGGTTACCCAGTATTCTTCAAAGAATTTTTTCATAGCCTCTCACCCCCTCTCCTCCCCCGGTCCGGCTGGGGGCTTTTTGTTGTCTGGCGTCCAAAACAACTCGTCAATAGTGCAATTAAATAACAATGCTAGCTGAGGGAGTAAATCTGCCCTTGGCTTTGCTAGGCCACTTTCCCATCTTGCCACAGCTTGCTGGCTTACATGGACGGCTTCGGCAACCTGTTGCTGGGATAAACCCAACTTCTCTCGCAACACTCTAATGTTGTGCATAAGTCACCACCTCTTCTATTTAACTATCTTTTGTTGTGCGTTTAATATAATACTATTTTTTGTTGTTGTCAATAGCGAATTTCATTTTTTCTATTGCACTATACAATTTTATGTTGTATTCTAAGGGAAACAAGGGGGGGTATCAGTGTTTAGTGGTCAACTGCGCAAGTATCGGCTGGCGGCCGGTTTAAGCCAAAAAGAGCTTGCAGGCAAATTATTTGTAAGTCAGCAGGCCATTGCCAGATGGGAAACTGACAAGGCAACGCCAAACCCAGAAACTGTGGTAAAACTCGCAGAAATTTTTGATGTTACTACCGATGAGCTGCTTGGGAAAGAATCCATCCCATCATCAGACGAAAGTAATACCAAAGAGAACCTCCAGGCTGCTTTCTGGGGTGGAGAGAAGGATCTGTCTCAGGAAGATCTGGACGCCATGTGGAACGATGTGTCTCGATTCGCTGCCTTCTTGGCGAATCAGAAGAAACAGGAGAAAGGTAAAAATGATTAACCTTCTGGATTTATACAGCCTGGCCGAGGATCACGGCACACAGGTTGTCTGGTTCGATCTGGAAGCCGCCGAATCCCTGTCTATGCCCCTGTCCGACGGCTCCTGCGCCATTGCTATGAATCCCTGGCGGATGCCAACGGTGGCCGACGAGACGGTCAAGCTGGCCCATGAACTGGGCCACTGTGAGACCGGGGCATTTTACAACCGTTACGCCGCCCGGGATGTCCGTCAGAAATATGAAAACCGGGCCAACAAATGGGCAATAAAAAAACTCATCCCGGAGGACGAGTTGAAGCAAGCCATTCTTCAGGGCTGTTGTGAGCCTTGGGAGTTGGCGGAATATTTCCATGTAACTGAGGGCTTTATGCAGAAAGCCCTCTGTTGGTATACATACGGAAGTCTGGCAACAGAGCAATATTTTTAGAGGGTCTATCATCTGGATCCGGGTCGTGGGTCTGGCCGTGGCCTACACCCAACGGCAGAAAATAAAAAGTTCGGTCCGACCGGACTATATGAGGAGCGATTTATATGGAGATTCTATTTCTGATCTTAGCAATCGTTTTCTTCGTGTTGTGGACCAAAGAAAAGAAATCGTCAAAAGAAAAATCAGACCAAATGGAAGATTCTTTGTCCAAAGCCAATAAGCGCCTTGAAGAACTCTCTAAATATCAGCAAATCCTGGACGTAGAAACCTGGTGCAAAAATCTTCAAAGTGATGCAGAACTGAAGGCTATGAAAACCCGTTCCTTAGCTGAAAGCGATGCCGAAAAAATGCGTTCTTCCGCAAAACTTGATGCTGATGAGATGCGGTCGGCGGCTAGGGCCTCCAGAGATGCCGCCAAGCAGGTAAAGGCCAAGGCAGAGGATGAGGCAAACCAAAGGCTTCATCGGGCAGACGAAGAAGCCAAACGAATCATGGATACTGCGGAAGCCAAAGCCAAAGAAATTGCTGGGGATGCTTACGAGGCTATGAACAAGGCTGAGGAGTACAAATCGCTTGCCGCATCCTTGAAAAATATTGTGAACGGATATGGAGATCAGTGGATCAAACCCACCTTCACATTACTGGACCAGTTGGCAGAGGATTTTGGCTATGCAGAAGCTGGACAACGACTGAAAGCGGCACAGGAAAACTCCCTCCGCATGGTCAAAGAGGGAAGCGCCGGCACTTGCAAATACATCTCCAAGGACAAGCGTGAAGGTGCTGTGTCATTCATCGTCTACGCCTTCAATGGCCAGGTAGACTCTATTTTGGCAAAATCTAAAAAAGATAACTACGGAGTATTGGAACAGAAAATCAAGGACGTCTATAACGTGGTCAACTCCAATGGTGCTACGTTCCGGGAGGCGAAAATCACCTCACAGTATTTGGACTCCCGATTGGAGGAACTTAAGTGGGCTGTTGTCTGCCACGAATTGAAGGCCAAACAGCAGGAAGAGCAGCGCCAGCTCCGTGAGCAGATTCGCGAGGAAGAAAAAGCCCGCCGCGAATATGAGCGGGCACAGAAAGAAGCGGCCAAAGAGGAATCCATGCTGCGGAAAGCTATGGAAAAAGCCCAAGCAGCCATGGAGAAGGCCACCGAAGAGCAAAGGTCTCAATATGAAGCACAGCTGGCCGAATTGCAACAAAAGCTGGTCGAAGCAGAAGAAAAGAATCAGCGGGCCTTGTCTATGGCACAGCAGACCAAACGAGGTAATGTCTATGTGATTTCCAATATTGGATCTTTTGGTGAAAATATCTATAAGGTCGGTATGACCCGCCGCTTAGATCCCATGGACCGTGTCCGTGAGTTAGGTGATGCCTCTGTCCCCTTCCCCTTCGACGTCCATGCAATCATTGAAAGTGATGACGCCCCTGCTCTGGAGACTACATTGCATAAAGCTCTGGCTCTTATGCAGGTCAATAAGGTCAATCCTCGAAAGGAATTTTTCCGGGTAAACCTTTCTGACCTCCATTCACTGGTCGATAAAATGGGGCTCAAAGCAAACTGGACCATGGAGGCCGCTGCTGCTGAGTACCGTGAAACCCTTGCTATTGAGGAAAGCATGAAAAACGACCCGGATGTAAGGCGTCGTTGGGAGCAGTACAACTCTAGCATCTCCCCAGACGATTCTTCGGAAGCAGAAAACACATGATCACTCCAGTTGCCCGACTCGAAGTACACATTTCAAATCCGTCAGCGCTGACGGATTTGAAAAAAGCCGCCCCGGCTCGGGACGGACTTGACAATCGAACATCAGGCGGTTATACTGAACATGAAAAGGGCGCTGCCGGCAGACGGTTGGCCCATGTCTTAAGTCATTGAAGTGATCGCCGAACTTTTGGAAGGGGAACGGCGGTCACTTCTTTTTTGTGATCTGGAGAACCAGACCAATGATGCCGATAACCACAAGACAGAACTGAAACAGATCTGAATATGTAACCATAGCACCACCCCCTCTCACTGGAGGGGGCAAGAAGTCCCCTCCGGGATGGAGGGGCCAACCGCCTGCCGTTTGCTGGCAGCGCCAAAAACAGAATACCACATTTTCCGCTGCGGCGCAACTGCGCCAAGTCTCAAATCCGCAAGCGCTGTCGGATTTGAAAAAAGCCGCCCCACCGGGCGGCTTCTCAAAAACCCAATACTGGAACATTTGTTTTGGAGGTGCCATTATGCCGAAAAACAAAACCGGAGAGCCCTATCGGAAAACCGCACGCTGGAATGGAAAAAAGTACGAGGCAACCGGCCGTACCGAGCTGGAGGCCCTGACCAGGCTGGCCGACAAGATCGCCGCCGCCAAACGCGGCGAGGAAGCCCTCAACGGGAGCATGACGGTAAACGCCTGGTACAAAGAGTGGAAGGCCACATACAAGGACCCGAAGGGGCTCACACCCAAAAGTCTCGGAATGTATGATGAAAAATATAACGGATATATCAAACCGGCGGTTGGCCACATGAAACTCCAGTCCGTGAAGGACGTCCACCTCCAGCGGATCCTGAATGGACAGGCCGGGATGTCCCGGTCTCATGTGGAGAAACTCCGCCGCGTCATGCGGGAGCTGTTCCGCCGTGCCAGGCAGTCCCGACTGATCGCCTACGACCCATCCGAGGATCTTCAGCTCCCGGAGCACCGTCAGGGCTCCCACCGGAGCCTCACACCGGAAGAGCGCGAGGTCCTGCTGACCGTATGCACCCGGCCTGACAGCCGGTTCGGGCTGTATTTTTTGACGCTGCTCTATACAGGGATGCGGCCAGGTGAGGCGGCGGCCCTCAACTGGGCGGACATCGATTTTGCAAACAATGAGATCCATGTCCACGCGGCCCTGGAATCCGGGACAAGCCGGATCAAGGCCCCAAAAAGCGCTGCCGGGGTCCGGGATATTCCCATCCACGCATCTCTCCTCCCCCGCCTGAAATCTGCGCAGAAGGGCCCATTTGACCCGGTATTCATCGGTGCCGGAGGCCAGCGGCTCACACGCAGCGCCATGGATGCCATGTGGCGTGCCTGTAAGCGTGCCATGGACCTGGAGCTAGGCGCAGAGACGGTGCGCAATCAGATCCAGGAGCACAAAGTTGCGGCTGATTTAACTCCATACTGCCTCCGCCACACGTTTTGCACCGATCTCCAGGCCGCCGGCGTCCCCATCAACGTTGCTAAGGACCTGATGGGACACTCTGATATTGATATAACCGCAAATATCTATACGCATCGGGACGGCTCCACCCTCCATGCCGGGATCGCACTGCTCGACGGAACGGCAGGAAAAAAAGAAGCGGCGTCTGGTGGGGCATCCGGTGGGGCAAATGAGTAAGAATCCGCTGAGCCTTAGTACATCAAGTGCTGGATATTACTTACAATTCTGCTTCCCAAGCTGAACACGGGGGTTCGATTCCCCTCACCTGCTCCACAAAAAAGGACACGACATACGTCGTGTCCTTTTTTGTGGACTCCGCGTGCCTTCGGCCCGCTTTGTTCCGGCGTTATTTTGTGCCTGCGGCACAAAATAACGCCATCTGCCCGCCCCCTTGCTCCTCCTTTCCAGATCACGCCCGCTGTGCTGAGTCGCAGTCTTGTGTTTCCGCTTTATGGCGGTTTTTTGATTGCGAGAAAATATCGATTTTAACCGTCTTTAACACGAAAAACCAACTTGTGCGGCCAGGCAGCCCCCATCTTCAAAAGCCCTTCATTTCCGTTCCCGCCTGCTTCGTTTTTTCTTTTTTGGTTCTGGCGGAGGGGAGAAGGTCTGAATGAAGTCCTGCCGGATCTGTGTCACATCCTGAGAAAGAAAAGCGGCGACACGCTCCTGTTCGGAAGTCTGCTCCGGGAAAAAGGATGCAAATTTCTGTGCCAGCTGCTCCTCTTTTCCATACAGTTCAAGCGGGCCTTCGTATCCCATCAATTCTTTCAGCACAGAAGTGAACTCCTGGTAGCGGTTCTCTCGAATCTCCAGATCAACTTTCGCTTTGGCAGTCATACCGTTGAGGTAAAGCACATTCAAGGAAGTGTCGTTCCCTGGCCGATGCATTGTGACCCATAAAGCCAGCTTTTTTGAGAGCAGCTTTCCGCCAATCAGCATCCAGTTCTGGCTTCGGTAAATTTCCAGATACTGTTTCATGGCCTCATCTTCAAACTTGATTGGCTCAAAGTGTTCTCCATCCAACAGCTGCTCCAACTGTTTTTTGCTGAGGATCCGATTCAGCACTGGTATATTTCGGTAAGGCGCACATACATAGTGTCTCATTTTTTGAAACAGAGCCACAACCAGAACCGCTGTGCCAAGTAAAAACAGGAAAAGCTCTCCGTCCATTTCGATTTTTCCGGTTGCTGTTACCCAAATACCGCGCAGAACCAGCACGACACCAAAGCCCCACAGCCCGAAAACCAGCAGCTTTTTCAGCGGATGAAAATGAATCCACTCGATGATCCGCACCTGCTGTCTGCCGCTCATTGGTTCATCACGCAAAAGCCGGCGGGCGGTCCACTGATTCAAAAGTTGTGGAATCCATGCGATTCCAAACAGGAAAGCTGCAATACCGGCATAAAGGGCAATCCCGATCCAGCCAATATCCAGATAAGACTCCAAAAGCAGTAAAAGGATAATTGGCAGGATCATGGTGAGAAAAAGTGGTAAAAATGATTTTTTGCGTCCCTTCTGGAGATTCAGGTCATTTAGAGCAGAAGTGATACAAAAGGCAAAAATCATCACAGCCGACATCCCGCCGGATACCCAATTTTTCAGGTCGCCAAAACGCATGACATGTTCGACTCTGTGCATACTCGGAAAATTCCCGGTAATACCCGCATAGAGGCAAAATCCCAAATAAGCCAGAGCCAAAAGCGCCCCGATCAGCTTCAAAATTGTTTTTCCTGAAAGGTTTCGTTTCTCCATCCGTTCTGTTCTCCTAGCAAATCATGGCTTCTGCGCATGAGGAACGCAAGCCCGCTCATTCTCCGCGGCGCTGGCGGATGACAAAGTAGAGCAAACAGCAAAACGCAGCCAAAGAGGCACCCATACAGGGGAAATAAATCTCACTGGACAGCTCGCCAACGGCCGGGTGACTCAGGACACACAGGGTCACGCAAACCGCGAAAACCAGGCCGCTCAGCAGGATATAGCGTGGATTTCGGTTTTCCGTTGGCTCCAGCGCATTCTCCCAGGTTTTTCTGCGCTCCAACTCCCGCAGCAGCCATTCCTCGTCCGGGCTTCCCTTGATCAGGAGATAAGTATGGCGGGTCACGCGCTGATTGGGCCGGCGCACCTGACAGCGGACAGCGTAATGACTGCGGTTTTCCTTGATGTTCAGTACCTTCCCGATCTCATCCGCTCGATTGGAAAGAAAAGGCCGGCTGCCCTGCTTCCGCAAAAACGCCTGGGTCTCCATCGCTCCTATGGCAAAGCCAAGAAAACCCTCCCCATGATTGGACAGGCTGCGAGCATCCATGACCCACAAGCGGTCATCTTCTGTGAGAAAAAAGATGGTGGCATCCTGAATAGAACGCCGGCTCATGAGGATGGCCAGCCCGATCCCAAGCCCGCTGACAGCAAGCAGCAAAAGCAGGGAAAATCCTTTTTGTTCGATCCCCATAGACAGTGAAAGGAAGGTCCCGCCAAAGAGCAGAAGGGTCATCAGCAAAACGATCCCTAAAATGCCGCCGACCGTCCGGTACCCATATTGGCTTCTCTTCCCGGTCTCCGGGGACATCCACACCTTTTTAAACTCCATGGACCCAGACCGCCTCACTTCCAAAACGTCTACTTTTCCGGTGTATGGATGTCCAGCAGGATCACGCCAAAGGGGCTCTCCCGGTGGCAGACGTCCAGCGGCTCGCCATTCATGGCCATCTCGAAGATCTTTTCCGGGACGACAAGCTCTGTTTCGCTTCCGTTGTCCAGCACAACGGTCAATTCGTAATCATCGTCCTCCACATCCGGGTCATCCGCATGGCTGTCCACAATGACGGCCGGATAGTGATGGGCGGGACCGCTGAGAGCCGCATTGGCGCAGTAATGCAGGCCGGAGGCAATGGTGATCCCCACCAGGCCCATAAAAAGTCCTGCCCCCAGCCGCATACGCTTGGGCGTGCGCAGGATCAGCATTACCGTCAGAACGGTGCTGATAACCAGGACACGCACCAGCCAGCCAAAGCCCAGATTGGCCTCCTGAAGGACAAAACCGTCCCAGATATGATTGACCTGCCAAATGTAAATCAGGCCGATCAACAAGGCAGGGATCAAGGGAACCTTGATGTGCATGGCATTCCACTCCGGGGTGGCGTTTGGAGGCCGGTCTCCGAAAAGCAGCACCGGTGCAAACACCAGACAGAACACCACAAAGGGAATGGGGGCCAGGGCGCCGATCTTCATGACAGTGGTGAACTTTGCGCCCAAAAGATACAGCGGAATGGGGGCGATGACACCGGCGGCAAACAGCAGCATGACCACCCACAGCCCCACCCGAATGCCCTTGATATGGTCGTGCCAGTGGGTGCGGTACTCCTCCCGCCATTGGACAGTGCTCTCCTGCTGCTCCTCCTGCTCGGCCTGCTTTTCCATGGTGGGGGTCAGGGACATGACAAGGCCGGTGCTCTCCAGCCACTCCGCAAACCGGGGGATGCCCCGCATATTGGTCTCGATGGAGGCCAGCTTTTTCCCATCCTGATTCAGCAGATGGATGGAGCGGTTGGCAGTCAGCCGCACGGAAGCTACCTGCCCAGGCGCAAGTTCCCGTTTCCTGCCCCAGCTGCTGATGTACAACATGGAGTTGTCCCGAAACACAAACAAAGCGCGGTTGCGTCCGGCCAGCAGCATCCACGCCCCCAGCAGGAACAGCAGCACGCCGGGAACTGCCACGAAGGCGGTAACACCCGCCTCAAAGGGCGGCGTTCCGGCCACGATGATCCCCATGAGGGTCAGGACGAATCCAAGTGCCCATACAATTACGCCGAGAACCGTGACCACCATCCGCTCCCGCACGATCACCAACGGCAGCCGTATTTCCTCCGGTTCAGCGTGGCGGCACAACAGCAGTGCCAAGCCGAATCCGAGCAAATATAGAAGCATCACCACCCCGGTCCATACACCGACCATATCCAGCGGTTCCGTTCCGTCCGAAATAAAAATCAGCGGAAGCAGGAACAGGGCGAAGGCAATGGTAATACCGCCGGAGATCATACAGGGCCACTTGCTGCCCGGGGCAGGTAGGTCATGGGCCGGTTCCAGCGGTTTCCGGGTTGCGCTGTATTCCCTCTGGATGGGCTCCAGATCCGGCGCCTGCTCCAGGACCTTGCCGCAGTGAGGACATTGGGGGACATATTCCATCTCAGTGGAAAGCGCTTTTTTTACCATGGGCAGCGGCTGGCCGCAGGATGGACAGACCCAAGATTTCTGAAAGACCTGTTTTCGGATCTGCTTCAGAATGACGAGAGATCCAGCGGGAATCAGAAGGAGCAACGGGAACAGCCAAGGAACGTTGGTGGCGATCACCCCAATCATCACAGCAGTGAGGCACACAGCCGACAGGATCAGAAAGCGGCTTCCCATCCGGGCGGCCTGCTTCGATGCGGCAAGATAGGTTTCATTTCCCTGCTTCATTCCGGCGTGCTGGAGGTCCAACAGAAAGGCCTCCAGCAACTCATAGAGGTCATCCGGATCGTCTACGTCCCCGCTGGTGAACTGGTCGTACAGCTCCCCGTTTACATACAGCTTTACGCCCTCCCGGTCCACCTCCACCTTACTGTGGAGCCGGGTCATGGTCAGGCGGTCTCCTGAAAAGTCCAGCCCATACTGGGGGTACTGTGCCTTCAGGCGGTCATACAGGTTTTTAAGGTCTGATCTCTGGTACATAGGCATACTCCTTCAAGAAAATGAACAGAATATTTCTTCCGGTTCAAGCATACAAAAAGCAGAGCACAGCGGCCGAAAAGAACACCAGAGCAAGCACCTCGATTCGAGGATCCCGACACCGGAATACTTCCCGCCCGTAGGTTTCATTGCGGAACACCCAGATCTCTTTCCCAATCTGTTTTCTCCCAAACGGCGCAAACAGGCAGCCGTGGGCGGTGTAGTACTGTTTCCCACTGATTTTTACCAGATAGGCACGCTTCTTGACGGCATAGCCACCCACAGAATAGCCGCCGCGCTGCTCCGCAATGCCGGTGATCTTCCCCTTGCAGCGCTCATCAGTCAAGACGACACGGTATTTCAGATAGAGCGGAAACAGGGCCGCAACCGTGCACAAGAGTCCTAAAAGAATCATAAAATGAAGCCCCCTGTCTGTTTCACTCTCAATCGGCAATGACTCAATGGCTCTATTTTCACAGGTCTGTCCGCTCCGGCTGAGACTTTTTGCGAAATAGCCGGACTGTTTGACCAATGAGGAACGGGACCACCCCAAGCACACCGAGCAGAGTATAGATAGGAAACGCGACGATCCCGATCAGGAGTTTCCGTCCCGCATGGATCTTCCACTGGTCTGCAATATACTGATAGAGCATCAGCCCCGTGGGGACCCCGCCCAGAAGCAGCCCCGCACCGATGATGTTGTTCCCAGGCTCTGCCGGTTCCGGGACTGGCAGACCACGTTCTTCAAAGAACGCAAGATAGGCCGGGTCATCCTGTTCCCTGGCCTGGGTCACTGTAACAAAATACCCCAGCAGGCAGCCAAACAGCAGACATCCCGCAACCAGGATCAGACGCTTCCACCCTTTCTCCATCCCATTGACACCTCTTTCAGCGGTATAACGCGATTATAACATCCGCAAGGGCTTTCGTCACCTGTTTTCTGAACTGCGGCAGCCGTTCAGACCTGCAAGGCACAGAAAAAATCTCGATCGGTCTGGCCGGAGCGCAACTTTCTCTTTCAAAGGAATCGGATGATGTGATATAATAGGACATTAGGTTTTCTCTGTTCAGAAATTTACAGCCAGAGGTCTTGCTATGGAAGGAAAGCTGGGACAGTCCCCGACTGTTCTGTTCAAATATAAAAAATTGATTTTGGCCGAAGAAAAAACTGCATCCGCCGGTGGATTCGGTCCCTCCTTGCGGCCTTTTTTGCGCCCTGCGCTGTTCTGCCCATGCGGCAGTGCGGCACAGGGCGTTTTTGTTGTTCAGGCCATGATTCCAAACCATTTGTTAAGGTGATGAAATGAAAAAAATTCCTGATTATAAAACCGCTAAATGAGACAAGCGGAAAGACGTTATCCTCAAGGAAATACACTATGATTATGAAGAACTTGAATCCCTGAACAAGGATTATTCGAATGGGAAAGTCAATGAAGTAAAATACCATTTGTTGCTTTCATTATGCTTCTCAAGGATTGCTGAAAATGAATTCATACAAGGCAAGTATCGGGAATGTCATGTATGTGTATCAAAACAAATTGACGAATTTGCACTTGCTGTTCAACTGTTACAGGAAGGAAAAGATGCACCGACAGCTACAAAAAGGCATATTGAAAGCCACCTTAAATCAATATACTATGGCTGTGCAGCACTTTTTGTTTCCAACTATGATGTGATTCCTAAAGTGACCAGCCCTGATTCAAATCTTGTTCAAATGCTGTTACATAAAACAGTTAAGCAAGCGGTTGATGATCCGATTGACGAAATGATAAACGCAATCAGTCTGAAAAATTCCGAACAATTTGAAACCGCATTGATAAAAAGAATCAAAGAAATCAGGCGATTTGATATAGATCATTTTCTTTGCATGGATATTTGGTCAATGGGACTGATCAAGGAAGCTAAAAAGAATGGGCTGCATTTTCATTCTGATTATATAGAGGTTGATTGTAAGGATTGTTAATACCCTTTATGATTCAGTAGTTTTCCATTGATCGCAACACAGAACAGGACGAAAAGGGAGAGAAATCGATGAGCGACACCTATCATTTTCAAGTAAACTTAGGCGGGATGCTGGACGTGCTGTCTAACCACCTGTATAAAAGCCCGGATGTGTTCCTCCGGGAGCTGCTGCAAAACGGCGTGGACGCCATCACCCTGCGGCAGAAGTCACAGCCGGATTGGAACGGAGGGAAAATTACCATCACGGTGGAGCCGGGCCGCCGCCTGGTCTTCCGGGACAACGGCGCTGGGCTGAGCGAGGAGGGCATCCACCGCTTTCTGGCGGTGATCGGCCAGTCCTCCAAGACGGAGCTGGTCAACGGCAAGATCCCCGAGGACTATATCGGCCGGTTCGGCATCGGCCTGCTCTCCTGCTTCATGGTGTCGGACTCCATCGTGGTCCACACCCGGCCGGCGGTTGGCGGAGCTGCCCATATGTGGACAGGCCTGCCGGACGGTACCTACGCCCTGGAGCCGCTGGAGGAGTGCCCGGTGGGCACGTCGGTGATCCTGACCGCCAAGCCCGGTATGGAGCACTACTTCCAGCACCGGAAGGTGGCCGAACTGGTGCGCTATTACGGGCTGGCCCTGCCTGTCCCCGTCTACCTGTCCGGCAACCCGGAGCGGCTCAACAGCATCCCCGCCGACTTTACCGGCATCAGCCGCAGCCAGCTGCTCTCCTTTGGCGAGTGGCTTTTTGAGGAGGAGTTTCTGGAGGCCATCCCCATTCAGACGCCCCACATCAGCGGCGTGTCCTATGTCCTCCCCTACCGCACCGCCCCCGCTGCCAAGGGCAGGCACCGCATCTACCTCAAGCAGATGCTTTTGACCGAGCGGGGGGATACCCTGTTGCCGCCCTGGGCCTTCTTTTTGCAGTGCTTCCTCAACACCCGGGGCCTGCGGCCCACCGCCTCCCGGGAGGATTTTTATGAGGACGGGGCGCTGTCCTCCGCACGGGAGGAATTTGCCGCCGCGGTGCGCCGCCACCTGGCCCAGCTGGCGGAGGAGGACCCGGATCGGCTGAAAGGCATCGTGTCCGTCCACGCGGAGGCCATCAAGGCCATGGCGGTCTGGGACGATGAACTGTTCCAGCTGTTCATCGACTATCTCAGCTTCGAGACCAGCGAGGGGCTGATGACCGGAGCGGCCCTGAAGCGGGCGGGCGAGGCCGTCTGGGTCCACAGCGTCCCCAAGTTCAAGCAGCTCAAGCCCATCTTCATGGCCCAGGGACGGCTCCTCACCTGCACAGGCTAGCTTGCCAGTTTCTTTACCATCTGCTGATAAACAACCGTTTCCAGTTCCGAAGTGATGATTTTCCCGCAGCCCGGACAGCTTTTATTGTCCAGCCGTTTCGTACAGCGGAGATATTGCTTGCCGGACGGATTGAAGATACTCATAAGTGCATATCCACAGTTCCCGCATTTGATTTTCCCCGCCAGCCATGTGTGGGTGGCTTTCCGGGCAGACTGGATTTTCATGTTGTTCATCAGCTTCTTGCGGCAGGCCAGCCATATATCCGCCGGGACAATGCCCTCATGGGGAGCCAGTACCAGCATTTGGTCTTTCAAGTCGTTCTTTTTGCTGGGCTTCACATCTCGCCCTTGATACAGATAGCAGCCGTTCATGCCAGTAAAATCGGCAGCGTCATTGACAATGACTGTCCCTTGACTTTTGAAAAACTCGTACACATCAAGGTCTGCCTGCACATAGACAGGATTTCGTAACATCTGCGCCAGCGTGGGGCGTATCAGCTCTTTGCCGTTGAATAAAATCCCCTGTTCGGCAAAGTACCAGGTAATGTCCCCGTAGGAGGTAGTGGGCTGGGCGTACATCTCAAACATCAGCCGGATATTTGCCGCTTCGTCTGG